TCCATTTAGTAGATTTTTCTTTTTCTCAGAAAAAATAATATACGGTACTTTTTTATTTCCTTCTAGTTGGCTATGTGTATATTGTTCTAATTGTTGATGTGTATAGTTCTCTAGTTCTTGATATGTGTTTCCATCTCCTAATTGATTAATACTTCTATCTGTTCCTTCGTAGCAATCAAAATTTATACATTTATTATTTCTATCTAGTATTCCTTTCCAGCCCATCCCTGTATCTTCGGCAATATGTTTTTCCTCATCATGTAGATTAGTTAATCTAGCTTGCCATACAGTTTTGATGCCTCTGTTTTGTGTAGGTGCTATTTTAATCCAAGAGATATCTCTTTCAGGAGTTCTAATATCATCATAATAACTTTCTACCATATGCTTTCTTAGATAATGTTTCATTACATTTTCCGCTTGTGTTTCTGTTACTCTATCATAACCATTAGTAGCTATAATCCTTCTTTTTGTTATTCCTTTTATGCAAGTTCCTGTTAATTTTAATGTCTTGCTATTTTTATTCGATGTAGTTTCTCTTTTTTCTATTAACAATATCTTTTCGTCATTTTTATTAACGATAATCATATTATCTGGTTGTAGCTTTTCTGTATTTGCTTTATTTTTGTTTATAGTAAGCTCAAATGTTCCACATTCAAAGTAGTTCCAAGTGCATATAAGACTTTCATAATTAGTAATTATTCCGTAAAAGTTCAAATTTAGTATTAACAATCTCTATACAATTCATATTTCTATACTCCTATATATTTATTAGAATATTGTTTAATTGTTACTTTATCTTTAGCTCCTTCAATGTCGGAACTATATTTTATTAAATTTTTACCTATTATCAATTTAAAAAACGAGCTTTTTAAATCAATATTGTTGTAAACATCTTTTGTTTCGTGAGGAGTAACTAAATTTACTGTTTCTTTTCCTTCTGCTGTATTAATTACTAGTTTTTCTTTTTCTCCTATCTCCATATTTACTTGTATATATTCTCCTGTAGTTTCATTTGTTATCTTTGGATTTTTAGCAGGACCTATATATTCGATTTCGACAGGTGCATCTACATCTCCTATATTTTCAATTTCTTTATAAAATGTTACTAATGAAAAGTGATTAGGTAGTATAAGCGGAAATCTCAAGCCACCTCTTACAGATTTTATATCTATATTTATTCCTTCTGCATCTAAAAAATATGGATCTACGCATAAAAAAGATATTGTAGCTTTATCATGGTTCATAAATCTTGCATTAAAGTCTACACTATCTTCTACTCTTGCATAAATTCGATATTTCTTATAGTCATTTGTATAATATAACAGTAACTCTCCTTTTTTATTTGTGTTTTTATTATATGTCTTTGGGTTTATTATTCGATAAATTCTCCTTTTTAGTTCATATAATTTTTCTCTAGTTTTTGTTCTTATTGTTATATCTACTTTTATGTTTCTTGGGTCTAACAAAGCATCCTCTGCATTTTCTCCATCTTGTGATACACCTTGACTCTTTTGTGATGTTGCTCCTGGATGTCCCAATCCATCAATGTGAGATAGCAAAACATCTTCTGTTTCTCTACCTCTGTCATTTAGCAAAAGGCTTTCATTCAGTCCTAAATTTACTATTTCTAATTTTTGCATCTCACACCTCCTATATTCCTGCTAATTGAGCTGCTAATTGTTCATCAATATTTTTTAATTTTCTATATGTTTCACTTGGTAACTCTGGATTTTGTTCTATATTATTTGTCTGGTATACATTAATTGTCTTACTTGTTACTTGTGGTTTATTGGTTCCTGCACTATATGAATAAGAGCCTTTGGTCCATTCTTTTATTTTGCTTTCTATATTAGTATCTATTGTATCTTGTATTTTCTGTATTACATTTTGTATATTATTAGCAACACCTTCATTAATACCTTGTGCTAGTTTCTCTCCTAGAGATTGTCCAGTAATTTCATAAGCATTTCCATATTTTTTTAATAAATTAAGAATTTGTTTTTGATTATCTTCTACATTTAGAAGCATTTTTTCTGCCGTGTCTTGTGCCATGTCAATTTGCTCATCATAGTATTTTTCTAACTCATCAAGCTGTTGCTCATAAGCTTTCTTTCTTTTTTCTGCCTCATTTTCTATTGCATCTATTTGTGCATCTTGTTCTTCTTGTATCTTATCTTTTTCTTCTTCTAGTAAGTCTTTTTTGTCTTGTAATGCTCTCTCTTCTAATGTCTTTTGATAATCAGCAACTAATTTGTCTAGCTCTTTTTGATAGTTTGCTTTATTTGTTGCATCGTGTTCAAATGCTATTAAATCTTCTAATCTCTTCTTTTTCTTTTCATATTCTGCATCTTCTTCATCTCTTGATTTTTGTTCTTCAGCTTTATTTAATGCCTCTAGTTCTTTGTCAATAGCTTCAATTCTTGCATCATATTCTTCATTTATTGCATCTATACGAGCATTTTTCCATTTCTCCACTTCTTCTAAATTTTTATCTATCATCTCTTTATCTTTTTCTTGCATTTCTTCTAATTGTTTTGTGATAGCATCTGTTAATTGAGAAACTGTATTATCTATGCTTTCTACTCTTAAATCACGTTTTTGTTGTTCATAATCTCTAATTGTTTGTAGCTCTTCTCTATATAATTCTTTTCTTTCATCTAGAGATAGCCTTTCATCTTTCATTATTTGATTTAAATAATTTTTATGCATTTTTATAATAGCATCATAATCTTTTGTTTGCTCTTTTACATCATAAGCAGCACCTCGTAAATTTATTTGTTCTTGTATATATGCTTCGTAATCCTCTGTTTGTTGGTCTAGTAACTCTTTTTCTTTTTGTGCTAGTTCTTTATTTAATTCATATATTTTTGTTCTTAATTCTCTTTTTTCTTCTGTAGTTTTTGCATAACTATTTAATGCTTTCTGATACATTGAAATTTCTTGTTTTAGACTAAGTTGGTCCAAAGATTTCTTGTATTCTATTAGTGCCTTATAGTTATCTAACGCTTTATTTTGATATACACTAGAAGAACTAGAAGTTCTATATGATTTAGGAACATAAGTTGTTGTTACACTTCCTTTGAAATCGTCAGGTGTTAATTTTGCCAAATTTGCTAATATATCAATTTGATTTTGTAGCGATGTTGTCACTTCTTCTACTGATTGTTTAGTATATGCTGCAATTTTTTGAATTTGTTCACTATTGGACATCATAACTTGTACATCTATCATACTTTTTTGTATTTGTGTCTGTGCTAAAACCCATTCTGCATCTGCTGCTGCATTTTCTGCGTCTATTGCTTTTTGTGTACTTGCTATTGTATTTTCATTTACTTTTGCTAATTCAGGATATACTTTTACTAATTGATTTTTTGCATCCGTATATTCATCCGTTGTTGTTTTGCCTTTTTTTAATATGTTTAATAATGTTTGTTTTCCTTGTATATCTGCTTTAGTTTGAGCTATATCTATCAAAGTTTCTCTATGTGCCTTTTGATTAATTAATGTAGCATATTTTTGCTTTATTGAATTGATATCTAATGTTTGATTTAATACTTCTATTCTTTTATTATAAGCCTGAATTTGTGTTTGTAAGTCATCAACAATATTTTCTTGTTCAGTTAATTGTTTATTTAAATTTTCTAATTGTCCTATATTAGTTGGGTCAAATCCTTCTTGAAAACTTATTGCATCTTTTAATTCTTGTACCATTTTTTGTCTTTTTTCTAATTCTTCTTGTAGTTTAATATTTTCTTGCTTTGTTTGTTCTATTATTTCACTAGTTTGAGTAGCTTCACTTTCTGTATATGTCATATCATTTTCTTGAAAGTTTTGTATTAATTCTGTAACTTGCTGTGAAGTTTCAGTCATTTCATCCATTTTATCTATTGTTTCTTGCATTTTAGTATTCAATACTGTTATAGATGAAATTACTGCAGCTATAGCTACTGCAATTGCTGTAATTGGATTTGTTAATAAAGAGGCCGTAAATGCTTTTGTTGTCATATTTGCCGCTTCTGCTGCTGTTTTGTATGCAGTATATGCTTTCTTCGCAGCAGTTAGTGCCACTATCATTGATAATAAAGTTGTCGTAAATGTAATTACTCCACTTGTAGCACTTTTATGTTCTTTAATAAAATCTGTTAATCCTTTAGTTATTGATAATTGTAGAGAACTATATTGAGTTAGTGTAGGTATCATACTTTCTCCAATAGTTCTGCTTAATTCTAAATTAGTTGCATTTAATTGTGCTTGCTGTCCTTGATAGTTTTTCGACATTTCATTAGCTGTTCCTATAAAATCTCCTGCTTCTGCCATAAAACCATTGTATACTGCTTGTGCTTTTTCAGCTTGTGTTAATGCATCAGAACTTTTTCCAATACTGCTTGCATATTCTTGATACATTTGTGATATGTTTTTTCCTACACCTGATGCATCCGAAAGGACTGAATTTTCCATTCTTATTCCGTTCTGTTGTCACTCTTATTGCTTCTGATAAAGAATAAGCTTCTTGTTTGTTACCTATGGCAGCATCTTGCATAACTTTTAGCATTTCACTTGCTTGCTCTACTGTAAAACCATATTTTAACAAGTTTTGCATAGATTTGCTCAAGTCTGCTTCATCAATAAACTTAAATTCATTAACATCTTCCATTGCTTTTTCAATGTCAATCATAGAATTTCCTGTTGCTTTTGCTGTCTTTTTTAATGCATTCATACTATTTACATAACTATTATATTTATTAACACCATCTTGTACTGCTGTTCCAATAGTATGTAATGCTACAATAATACTAGCAGACATTGCAATAAAACTAGCATCTAAACTTTTATTGCTATTCTCTAATGATTTATTACTACTTTCTAATTCTTTTATTTTTTGTTTTGCTGTATTTAATCCTTGTTCTAGTGCTTGTGTTTTTATTTGCAAGTCTATAACCAGCTTGCCAATTTGTGTTTCTTTTGCCATTTTACACCTCTTTTCATGCATAATAAAAGCACCAGAAATTAATCTGGTGCTATATTTTAAGCTAATCTTGCATAGTCTTTAATAACATCTTCTATCCATTCTTCAAATAACAAACACACTACATTTCTGTAATGTGTTTTTTATATTACAATTCTATCTCTTTCTTCTCTGTTACACTATTCTTAAAATCTTCTACAAACTTTCTAGCTTTAGTGCATCTATCTCCTATATTTTCGACTTCAAAACTTATGCATTTTTTTTCTTCATTGCTATCATAGATAAAAATTAAAAACATCCTTAATTTTGTATCACTTCCTCCAATAAATGCTCCTATTGCTCCTAATAGCATTGCTCCTCCTACTGCACCACTTATTGAGTTTTGTACTTCTTTAGAGGTCTTTAATGAAACATCAAGAATCTTGTTTTTATCTAGTTTAAATATACTACTCTGACTTTCTATGATTATTTTTTCACTTGCTAAAAATAATTTACATTCCGATTTTTCTCCTAAAGGCAGTCCACAAATATGACTAGCAATTAATGATACATCTGCATTATGCTTTTCTTCTCCTTCAAAACATTCTTTACTGTCTGCTACCTTTTTAGAGTGTTCTGTATACCACACTGCCCAAATTGCAAATGGTATACATAATAATAAAATTAACCACATATTCTATCCCCTCCTGCTAATATCTTACACTAAATAGTAAAATATTGCAAGATTTACGCATAAGTTGTATAATTTAAAAGAAAGTGAGGTGAAATTATGTCAAATTCAATTGTAGATCTACAAAATGCCAGCAATAATCTTATCAAAAAAATAGCTCAAAATGACCAGTTTGAAAGAGGATATGCTAATATTTTTTACGAACAATTAGTTCAGGAAATAAAAGATTTTGATAGTTCTTTAGACGAAGCACATGAAGTAGGAATAAAATTGATTACATATGGGAATACTTATCAATTTTATTTAACTGATTTGGGTTATCATAATCCTTATTTAATATTCTTTTATGGTATTCTACCTGATGGTTCTCCTATTCAGCTAATTCAACATGTTTCGCAGATAAATTTTGTATTAATAAAGTTAAAAAAACTCGAACCTGAAAAGCCTAAAAGAAAAATTGGCTTTGGAAGTTAGCATTGTGATGCTCTATTTCTAAATTTCTAAAAAAATCGTTAGGTATAACAATATCTGATGATTTTTTTAACTTTTTAATCAATAGGTTTATTTCCTCTATTTCTTTCTCAGTATACTTTTTCATATATATTCACACTCACAATTTTAAAAATCTTCTGCCGCTACTTCTATTTCGTCGTTATTCGTAGTTTTGTTTAATTCTGCATATTTTTCAAATATTATAGGAATTTCATCTACATAATAATTATTCAATAATTCTGATTTAGATATTCCAATTTTGTTACATACAACTATTATTTCTTGAAGCCAGTTAGGGTCATTAATCCTGCTATCGCTGGCTTCATTTGGGTGAAAAAACTTTCTAACTTATTTATCTCCCAGAATTTTTTACAAATTTCTATTAATTCTGTTGGAGATAGTTCATTTTCTATATATTTTTCGTCTACATCTAGTAACTTACTCAAAAAGCTAAATAAAAACTTTGGTGCTATCATTAATAATTTTGTTATCAAATTAATTAAATTATCTAAACTTAACATTTCGGATAATTTAAAATCTTGTTCATTGTCAGATAACTCTTTTATGAAGTCCTCTGGCAAATTTTTAAAAGTTTGTAGAGCTTCAAAATACTTGCCACAAGGCATCTTTTTTATCTCTACACCATACATTTTTACTGTTTCTTTTAAACTTAAACTTTCATTGCTTTTTGCCATTTTTCTTTTCTCCCTTTATTATATTTTTTAGGAGAGTACTTTCACTCTCCTATCCTTCTAAATTATTAATCTGCTCTGGCATTGTTGGCACTGTATCAAGCCATACTAAATCAGATGATTGTGTGCTGTCTTTATATGTTCTTACTTTTGGATCTGTTAGTAAAGCTCTCTTATAAAATGTTCCACTTATTGTTAATACCGAAACTTGAGTTCCATTGTCTTGTGTCTGTAAATCTTGTTTTACCTTTTTAAATTTACATCTATAGTACCTAAACATTCTATAATTACCATCTTTCCTTTTTGCCTTAAATGTCATTGCATAATCTTTTGTTTGATCATCTGGTCCCCAAGAATATTCTTTGCTTTCATCATCATAATTTCCACCCTCAAGTATTGGCATTAATGTTAGTTCAGCCTCTGGTATTTCTAATTCAAAGTTTTCACCTTCAAATACTTCTTCATCATCATACACTTCGTCGTCTGCATATATAGGTTCATTTGATGTTTGCACATCCCTTGTTAATTTCTGTGCGTATGGAATAGAAGTTGCTTCTCCTACTTTATAACTTGTTTCTGTATTTTCTAGTAATTCAAATACTTTAATTCCACTTAGTCCTCTTAATGCTTTCTTTTTTGGCATAATAACGCCCTCCTTTATTCTAAAATTTCTTCTTTTTCAAATCTCATTGTTTTATGATGCTTTTTTTCTCCTTGCTCGTGTAAATCTAAACATAGAGTTCTTCTAAAATCTAATTCTTTCATTTTCTTGTTAACTTCTATTGCTAGTTTTGAACATTCACTTGGTGCATCACACCACAAATCAATTTGTATAGCAATATTACTGCTATATTCTTCATCATCTGCGTTGTCCGCTTCTGAATTATCTAACTCGTAATAACTTATTAGCCTTTTTTCTTTTTCCCAGCTTTCTGGATAAAAATAAAAAACCTCAACATCTGAGATTTCTTCTAACTTCTTTAATATTTGTGGTTTTAAATTTATCATTATTTACCACTCTCCAATTTTCTTATGTCTGATTGTATTGATTTTGTTACTTCTTGTTCTACAGTATTGTTATCTTTAGCATAAAGATATGCACTAGACATAAATGGCTGTGGTTTTTGTCCTCTTGTCCTATAAAAATGTTTTCCTCCATCTGGCGTATATGTCCAAGCAGTAATTCTTCTGGCTCGCATTCCCTCTGGTAATTCCATTCCGCTTTCGTTTCCTATAGGTCCTGTTCCAAATTCAACATAAGGTGCATATTCCATATTTGTATATACCTGTGCTTCTGCTCCTTCTGCTGTTGTTTTAGAATTTGTTTTTATAGAATTGCGAAGATCTCCTGTATCAACAGGTGTAAGAAGTTTTGCATTTTTTTGTATCTTCTTTGCTCCTCTTTCAAGTCCTTTTCTAGCACTTTCTTTAACATTTCCGCCTAAACCTGATAAGTTTGCAAGTAATTCATCTAATCCTTTAATTGAAGTCATTTAATTACCTCCTACTAAGATAGTTATATGACTATCTGATGGAACTAAACTTTTGATTTCATATTTTTTATCGTTATAAACAAGAATATTTCCAATTTCGGCTACTGTTTTATCGCAAGTAACTATTGCATTTGCCTCTATTTCCCTACCATACTCTTGTTGAATATATTCTCTTGTACTAAATTGAAAATTACCTTTAAAACTGTCTATTTTGCTTAACTTACCATTTCCTATTACTGCACCTTCATCATCTTTTATAGTTCCTTTTGTCCATATTTCTATATCCTTATCATAAAAAGTATCTGCGATAGCTCGTTTAAATATTTTTGGTATTTTCATACTCCCACCTCACCAGCGAATATACGCATACATAGATATTTCATCTTTATTTTTTTCTATGTACTTATCCATATTTACATCGTCAGCTGTAACTGCTCCAACATCTTTAAATGATATAGATTGATTAACATCTGTCATTGAAGAAACAACTTGTTTCCCTTCGCCATATCCATTTTTATAAAATACAGTACAATTCATTGCATATCTTATAACTAAATATTCAAGTTCTTTTGGTAAATCTATTCTATTACAAATAGACTTTATTTTGTCTGTAATATCATCAATATAACCTTCTATTTTTTTGTCTTGACTTGTATCTGTTATATCAAGTCTTTCTTTTACTTTGCTTAATAAATCCATTTTTTGCCTCCTATTTCTTAGGAGTTTTTTCTTTCTTTGGCTCTGTTTTTTCATCGACTTTGCATCTTTGAATATGTAACTCAAGTACAGGTTCTGAAAATTCTTTACCACATTTAGGACATTTCATTGATTTAACCTCCTAATAATTAAATTAAGGCAGATTTCTCTGCCTTTTATTAACCTAAAACTGTCGCTGCTAATGATGGATATAATGGTGCAAAGCCATAGATTGTATCTATAGATAGCATATTTTTCTTTGTAGTCATATCATATCCATAAACCACTCTTAGATTTAAACCTTTATAAGAAATCACATAAGAATCTCTACCATCAACAGGCAATGCTAATGCTCTTGATACGAAAGCAAAAGCTAATTTGTTAAATACTAAGTTAGCAACATGTCCTCCAGAAGTTTTATCAATAAATGTTACTTCTGTCTCTGCTGCAATTTCCTCAACAACTGCTGGATATACCTTTGCAGTAATTACACCAGTATCGGCTGTTGCATCTTCTGTAACAACATATTGTTGATTACCAATTTTTAATATATCTCCTGCTACTAATGTTTCACTTGTAGTTCCACCTTTGATAACAATAGTTTCACTTCCTGCTACTGCTTTAGCATTTACTTTTGGTGTTGTAACTGCTGTAAATGTTCCTGACTTATGTACTGCAACTTGTTGAGACATAAAGTTCTCTAGTCCTTGTATTCTACCAATAGATCCTTCCCTTAATGCTTGTGTGCTTCCAGATTTTTCTGCATGTAAAATTGCATCTATTGTAGAGAATTTTACATCTGCATCTGGGTCCCATACAGCATATCTATTTCCCATTGGTGCTTTAGCTTTATTTAATAAACCTCTAGCATTTGCCATTATATCGATAGAGTCTGGTGTCTGTCCTGGTGTACCTAATGTTTTATAAACATGTTTGTACATTTCAAGACCTTCTTTATTAATTTTTTCAGCAATAGCTTCCATCATAGGGTTCAATATTTTTTCATTGAAAGCAACTCTATCTAACGTTAATTCTTTAGATGTAATCTCTACTGATACATCAGCTATATGATCCATAACAACTGGTACACTCTTTTGATTGATTTCTTGAATTGTTACTTTATCTTTAAAATCTTTTGCTTCAAATTGACATGGTTTTTCAACTTGAATCGTGTCTCCTTCTTTTACAAAGTCTTTACTATAATCAGTATGGAATAACTCAGGTATTACTAAGTTATTTACTAGCATTGGTAATGCTTCTCTTGCTATTCTTTGACAAGTTAATAATTTGTTTCCCATAATTTAATCTTCCTTTCTACTTATTATTTTTTTCTTGAAGGGCAAAGTATTCTTCGTCAGATAACTTGTCTAACTCATCCTCCTCTATACTTCCACCTTCAGTCTTTCTTGGATTTCCTCCATTATTTTCAACACCTTTATTTACAGGGTTGTCTATATTAAATAGATAAGCATCACTTTTCTTTAATGCTTCTATTTGGTCGTCAAACCCTAAAAGCTTGTCTCCATCTAGTTTAATTTTTTTTAAGTCAAGATTTGCTTTTACTGATTTAACATTTTTAGCTTTAGCATTATTGATTGCTAAATCGATTTTGCTATCTAGTCTTATCGCCTCTATTTCAGCTTTTGAATTATCTTCTATCTCTTTTTTCTTAACCTCGTAGTCAGCTTGACTTATAGCTCCTTTTTTGAAGTTGTTATACTCCTCTTCAATTTTTTGTTTGTCATTCTCTAATGTCTTCTTTTCTCCTTTAACTAATTTCAATTCGTCATTAATTTCGTTAAATTCTTTTGCAGGCTTGAAATATTTTGGTAACTCTTTAGAGATTCTTCCCTCTAAGTCTTCTACATTTTCTACTCCTGCATCTTGTAATATTTTTTTTAACCATTCCATAGTTAATCCTACCTTTCTAGCTATTTTTATTCTGGTGCTACCAGTACGAAAAGTTGCTTTATTTGTATTCCCACAAGCAAATGGGTAATTTGTTTATTTTATTTAATGCCTAACTACAATAAACGGCATAAAAATAAGAGCTATTTCTAGCTCTTGATTTATAAATATAAAATTTTAATAACTTATTTTTGTTCAAAATACTCGCAGATTTCTTTATTATTTCTTTCTTTAAATTTATTTGATAACATTATTTCTTTGGGCGGAATTGTTTTATATATTTCACATATTCCTGTATCAAAATTTAGATTCCTACATTCATTACACATAATATATACTGGCTTTAATACTTCATGTTTTAAATTTTCTAAACTCATATCATACCTCTTTTAACCATATTTTATTATCGTCTACTTTTATTACCTCAAATAGCACATCTTTTCCAAACAATACTTCATTTTCTTCTGGTACTCCTGCTAACAATCTGATATCTTTTCCTGTCTTCCCCTGTATCGTTATTTCTACTTTTAACTTATCCTTTACCTCATAATCTCCATAGTGCTTTGAAGAAGAAGTGTATTGTCCATAGTTTATATATTTATTATTCTTATGTTTATTTATGAAATTATTATACTCTTCTTTTCCTTGAAAATCAAACCCTATTTGTCTATATGTAACTTTATTATAGTTTGGCAATTTATTTAATCCACTATCTATGCTTTGTATCAATTCTGATTCGCTTTTATTTAATTTCATATTGTTTCTCAATTTCTCGTTCAAAGTATATGCTGTTGGTCCAGAATATTCTCTTATCGCATCCTTTTCTCGTTGTGTAATATCTACATATTTTGCTTTCCATTCTTTGTAATTCATGTCTTGTGGTACTAATATAGGATTTCCATTTTCGTCTCTGGCTCTTCTTTGTAATACGTCTGTTGTATCATCATCAAATTCTGCTACTGTGGTACATCTATCATTTGCGTGTATTGGAGGATAATTCTTCCCTGGCTTTCTATCTTTTATATTAAATATTTTATTATCTAATTCTGCACAATGTTCACAGGTTCTATTATCTAATGTTGCTATGTATCTATATTTTTCAATTTCTAATTCTTCATAGCTTAACATTTCCGCTTCGTTTGCAAAATGATTTACTTCTGTCCTTACAAGTCTTGTTGCATTATATAATCCAACGTTCATATATTCAGATAGTTCTTGTGCTATTTTATTTATAGACTTTCCTGACATAGTAGCTGCAGTTAAGTTTGTCTTTAAATAATTCCCTAACCTTTCACTATTCTGCCATATCCTTTCTGAGAAATTAGCTCTATCTATCCAATTTTTATTTAAAAGTAAGTTTATTGTTCTATCATCTATTTGTGCAAAACTAAAGCCTAAACCTGTGCCTTTTTGTATATCATATATATTATGATAATATGCATCCTTTATTGTATCTATATACCTTATTTCTGTTATCTGTTGTTCTATATTTGCTAGTTTCTTTAATTCTATATCTATATTTTGTTGCAATGCTTCATATCTACTAATTCTATATGAATAAGCAGGAGCATTATATTTTGCTAACAGTTTCTTTTTTATACTTTCATCTGTAATGTTGTTATTTATTACTTCTAACAAATTTTTATAATGTGTTTCTGATTCTTTTTTGTTTAATAATTGTATTAATGTTTCCCTATTTAATCCACTATCTTTAGCATAGTTCTTAAAAATTCTTGATATTTCTTTATTTATATCTTTTGTTGCTTGTTCATAAGCTTTTATAAGGCTATTTATTGTATTTTCTGTCCCTTTCTCCAGTCTTTTCATTAATTCTGTTGAACGTTGTTCCCAATAATTAATAGGTTTCCTTGCCATAAAAAATAACACCTCTATTCTTCGTCAATATCAGTGTTTTCTTCTTTTTTCTTATTGTCCTTACTATCGTCATCAAATCCTCCAGAACTATTAAAAATCATACTCTGCATTTTCATATTTTCTTCTTTCTCTTCTTTAATTCTCTGTAGTTCTATATCGACATCATCGCAATAAGGATGCTTTTCTAATTTAGATTTTAAGCTTAATATGGTATCATTATTCAAAGTGTCCACTTTCTCTGCTTCATTAAATATCCTTGACTTATTAAATTCTATCTTAAAGTCAAATTCATTTATTTCTTTTGGTATCTTTCCTTGCATTTTTAAATCTTGCAAAACATACCATAAAACTTCATATAATGCACTTGTAAGTCCACCTATCATATCATCAGCTTTCATATCTAAATCAGTATATAAAAACTCTAATGATACTCCACTTGGAGCTTGTCCTATTAAATCTTTATTGCTTGTATCTACAGCCCTTCCAAATTCATAAATAAGTTCTTTTAAACCTTTCAGTAATGCTTGTCTTGCCTCGTAAGGAATATCTAACAGTTTAGCATCTATTTTTCCTGCTGTATCATTCGTTCTTGCAACTCCATTTATTTTAAGATTTTCTATTAATGCAAGTAAATCTTCTGCTCCATAGCCATTAATTAACCATATTATTTCTTTTAAATCCTCAACAGTGTTGACATAGTTACTATTAATCAAATCATATGCATCTATTAATGGTTTTATTGGTTCTAGGTCTGTCATCTTTTCTTCATTATTTTCTATCTCAATAAACGGAACTTTTCCCCAACTATGTCTTTCAATTCTTTTTAAGTTATTTAATGCATTATCATATATTTCTCTATACCAATGACATTCTGGTCTAGGTTTTGTAACATCTTCTAAGAATATAATTGTATCATTTACTTTTGTTTCATTGTAATATCTTACTTCTTTTTCATCCCAATATTCTACATATATTCTATCCTCTGGCTTATCTCCTGTTAAATCTTGTATTGTATAAAAATGTATAAAACCTATTAAATACGTCTGAGTTTCATTATCATATATTGGAATACATTCTTCGCTAGGATATTTTTCAAATACCAATTGCCCATTTCTGTAATTAGGATGTAACCATGCTCTACCTTTATTGCTTGCTTCTTTTACTCTGTTTTTTATAAGTTGCTCAAATTTAGGTCCTAATATATTCCATACCATGTTAGTGATTTTCTTTTCTGCTTTTTTGGTTACTTCATCTTTATCTCCATCTACTGGAATATTGTACGTAATAGTTATTGGCTTTCCACAGATATATGACTTTTTCTGGTTTACTTGCTTCCAATAAAATCCGTGTGGCAAATGTTCATCTGATTTATTTTCATTCACTATTTGTTTCTTATTTCCTGTTTTTTGGTCAAATACTGTATATGTCTTTAAATCTTTTTTTAATATATCATTTTTATCTCTAAAATATCTTTCTCCATCTAACATTTTCTTTTTTATATCTGACATATTAAATTCAGTTATAAGTTCTTTTATTAGTCTGCTTTCTATTGCCATGTTATCCTCCTAATTTCTTAGATATAAATCATCGCTTCCGTATCTTAATGCATCTATATAGTGATTGTTTTTATCTTCTGGAATATTTAATGGATTATCTAATTTATCTACTTTCCATCGGTAGAGTCCTAATTCTTCTATCAATCCTTTACATTTAGGGTCTACTATTATTTCAAATCCTTTTAGCCATTTTATTCCATGTAGCACACTGTCAGGTCCTTTTTGAGCAGGTATTGCATTTATTCCTAACTTGTTTAATTCTGCAATTGACTTTGGCTCTGCTGCATCTGCTTTTATTAATGCATAAGGTTCTATTCTTTTCTTTAATTCGTTTGCTAACATTTCATTTGTTAGTTCTGTTGCCCCAAACTCATCAAAGACTACTATTTGCTTTGTCTTTAAATTCACATTAAACTGTAAAAAAGCAGAAGGGTCTGAACTATATCCAAAGTCCAAACCTCTTCTTATTAATTCAAAAGTATTTTTATACTTTTCTGTATCCTCAATGCGCCAATTTCTAAATATAAGCCCTTTGCTTATACCTGGCATACCTAATCCTGATGTTTTATAATCCTCATAGTCCTCTTTCTTTTTTTGCTCGAATCTTGCGTAATCCTTTATGTCTAAAAATTCATTTAGTTTATAATTTGTTATCATTAATAGCTGACTTACTTTTTCTTTTACGTTCTGTCCATTATAAACAAATTCTTGCTCTTCTTCTGTAATTAATTCTTGTTTTCCTTTTTCCTCAAGTATTTTTTCGTCTGGTGTTAATTTACTCGTTATCTTCTTCACTATAAAATGTTGGTCCGACCAAGGATTTAATGTTGCTAATGATTGATTAAAATATCCTTCCGGCATTTTTCCCCTTATAGACATTCTAACTTTATCGTAAGTATCTTTCTTTTCTATCTCAAAGGCTTCCTCAAACCATACCCAACATAAAACTAAATTAGGGTCATCTATCGTGATTGAAGCTATCTTTTGCCAATCATCAAGACCTCTAAAAAATATCTTCTGACCTGTTAATTGGTTAGTTGATTCTAATGGACTTTTAATAAAATCCCATTCATCATAGGTTTTTATTTTCTTAGCTGCCCATTTCAAATCGGCAAATACACTGTCACGAATTGTTTTTTCTGTGTCTCTTGTAGCTAATAAACAAGCTCTAGGATATTGCTTTAACAGTTTCATCCATCTTAATGCTGCCGTTTTTGATTTTTTACTACTTTTAGATCCTTGAATTATTATTTCATCGCCTTTAAAGTTCCAAAATGTAGAATATCCTTTTCCAACGATTTCTTGTAAACTAATTCTTTCTTTACTCATTTACATCATCTACTAATTCAACTGTACATTTTTCTCTAACTTCTTTCTTTTCAATAAAAGTTCCATATCTTTTCCCTAGTAGTTCTGCACATTTTGTCCTATCTTGCAAAGAAGCATCTAATCCAAACTGGTCTTTTTCTTCTCCTCGCATTACTTTTGTAAGATACTCTAATACTTCATCTTGTGAGGCTATTCTGTTGTTTTCTTTTTCTTCTAACTTCTCTTGAATAAAAAAGTTAAGTTTTGTTAAGTTTTCAGCACCAATATTTTTTGCTGTTTTTTCACTATAGCCTGCTCTTCTAGCACTTTCTGTTGCGTTTGCTGTTTCTATATAATAATCTATAAATCTTTTTTGTTTTTCTGTTAATTTGCTATAATCATCTTCCACTTGCCTCACTTCCTATTCTATGTTCTTCTGCTAGATATTTCATTAAATCTATTTTGCTATAACACTCTTCTTCTAATATATATTTTTCTTGCAATTCTGTTTTATCTTCATCTTCGTTATATACTTCTACTAATTTTCTTTTTAAAACTTGATATTTTGTACTATATTTATCATTTTTCTCGCTATAAAACTTAAAACTATTTATTTTATATATTTGTCCTTTTTGCTTTAAAGCATATAATAATTTATTTATGTTTTGACTTATATTCATTACTTACCTCAAAATATTTATCTACAATATCTCTTATAATATCGTGTGAATTTGATATTATATCTACTACATCTTCTTCATCATACTGTCTTTCTTTATGGGTTATAAATGTTAATATATAACAATGTCCTAATTCATGTAGTAATGTATTTCTTTTTCTATCTATGCACAAATCTTTATCTAAGAATATTTTTTGTATATCTGCATATGTTAATCCGTAATATTTTCCTTCTTGTATTGGTGTTTCACAATGTTTTTTTAATTCTTCTTTCATTTCTTCTTGAGATATTTCTTTTATTTCCCAATTTTTATTATTTATTTTAAATTTCATACTTATACATACTCCTAATCCCAACTCGGATCATACAACCCCATTACTGATTTATTGACTTTTGCTGTTCTCTCTAATTGTTTTTTATATCCTTTTATTTTATTTTTATCTTTCTCATAATCTAAACACTTTGTTGTTATTAGATTATCTTCTTGTATTATTACTATTCTTTTCTTGCAATTTGTTTTTGTACAAGTATCACATAGCTTCATTTGTTAACCTCTTTTTTTATAAACACTATATAAAACACAAGCTTTCTGCCTTTTACGAGCTATTTTTCTTTTACTAGTAATCACTTATAATAGCTTTCTCTTCTCATATTAAGATTTACTGCAGTTTTCTTAATATTCAAGTAGCAATGTACATGTCTAATGCACGAACTTGTGTCTTATATACTATTTACAAGAAAAATAGAGCCACGCTCTATGAACATAGCTCCGCAAAAGATGTTTCTTTTTCCATGTAAGTTAGGATTTGCACCTAACATGATATTTAGTCAGTAAGAAAAATACTGCAATACTGGTTCTCCACAATCGCAATATCTTAGCACTTGGTCTTAGCCATTTCTGAACTTATAGCATATGTAGAAGGATACTAAGGCTTGTATCCTTTTGAGAGCTACTCTATCTACATATTTTCATGCTTTCATAATAACACATTTTATATGCCTTTTTTTGGTACTTTTTTTGTACCTTCTAAAATTTATTTTAAATGTCACCAAATTCAACGGCTGTATAATAAATTATCTTTCTATAAACATTGTAATATGTATCACTAGAAACATATTTATAAGTTTCCGCTATCTTTTGATTGCATCTTTCTTTGAATATAATTTCAAATATTTTCTGTTCGTCTTCATTTAATCTTGCAATTGCATTCTCTATGTATTTTAATCTTCTCTCTACTGCTAGAATACTTCTAGATGTTCTTAGTTTTATGGCTTTTTGTTCTGTGACATTAGATATGTTGTTTCCTCTTGGTTGTCCATCTGGTGGTTCTGGTGAACTCTCTATTATATCTCGTTGCATTTCTTCTAATTCTTTTTTGTTATCCCAATATTGATAAAGTTCATTTTCAATTTTCTTCTTTACCCATCTTGGAACTTTATAGTTTACCCTGCTCATTTGTACCTCCTACTTTATTTTTAAAATAATATAATCTAGTAAATTAATTTCTTCTGCATATTTTCGTCTTACTTTACTTCGTAATTGCTCATTTAAGTCATAATCTTTTAAATTCTGTAACATTTGTTGTAACATGTTTCTTCTGTTTTCTAGATATTGAATTGCTTTTTCTTTCTTACTCATTTTAATCAACTACTTTCTTAAAATAGTTCTATTAATAAACTTGTACTACTTTTTGTGCTTAAGTTTGTTATTTTGTGTCTATTTTATATGCGTTATTTTCAAATTGTTCATGTGTTAGAATTGTTTTTAGAATTACATTTCCATTTATTATTCCATTTAAAATCATACTATTTTCAAAATATTCATCTACATATATTTTTCTGATTGTATTTCGGAATGGGAAGTGTATCTCTATAACATCTCCGTACTTCTATTAAGTCTATTAGATTAAAGCTGTGTTTTGTTATGTAAGGCTTATTTACATATCTTTCATTTTTACCATCATCAAAAACATACCATTTTAATGAAGTATCTATGTCATCTCTTTCAATTCGTATAAGTTCTCCGATGAGTCCGTCATTGCACCTAATTTTCTCTCCTACTTTAATTTCCATACTCTACTCCTTTTCTACCTAATTAAGATTCAGTCCACCGACCCACGTCTTAGAAGGCTAGTGCTCTATTCAGGACTGTTCACTTTGTTTTCAAAATATTGTTTTACGTCTTCTTCATCAAAATTTAATCCATGTTCTTTATCTAATAAAATTCCTGCAGTTTTACATAGCCAATTAATTCTTTCTGCCATTAAATCTATTTGCTTATCTTTCTTCTGTATTTCTAATGTTAACTTTTTAATATCATTATTCATCTCTGTCGTAATATCATCAGCATCTTTTATATACTTTTCCTTTTCTTTTATTAGAGATAAGACTGTGTCTATTGCCTGGCTTAATTCTTTTAAGTCTGTATCATAATAGCCTGACCAACCAAGTGGATTACTAAAATCTATTTTTGTAAATTCCTTTGCTAATTCAATCGCTTCTCTTTGTTCAGTTGTCATTGCAACACCTCCAATTCAAAACCTATTCCATAATTTTTAATAATGTACCCATAATCTTTTAATAGTTTAGCTACATTTCCTTGAATAAAATACTTATTTTGTTTTTTAACTAATTCTTCTATTGTTTGTATGTCATATAAAGATAAATTATATTTTTTTATAATTTTTGATTTCCCTGTGTCATAAATTTTCAAAATTTCATTTTTTAATTTTTCTTGTTTTGCTACTGACATATTAGTACTCCTTCTTTTTCACAGGTAATCCATAGATGACCGTTTATACTTGCTCTTGCTATTATTAACTTTGCTCCACAATTTGGACATTCTTTTATAACTTCTTGTCCTGCTTTTAAATCTTTTGGAACTAAAGACATTAGGTTATTTATTTTATCAACATGCTCTTGTAATATTTTATCTATTTTCATATCTTCCAAATCTTCTACTTCTTTATCTGTTAACTCTAGATATTTACTTAATATTTCTATTTCTTCTTTATTTGGTACTGCTCTTGCTAACCTAATATCGGATAACCTAGACAATTTGATTTTTTCATTTATCTTAAAATATAAATCTCTTAATGTTAATTTTCGCTTTTTCATAATTTCGTTTAATGGTTTAGTAATTGTCACTATTTAACACCTCCAATATTTCTAAAACATAGTATTCTTTGCCTGGCTCTGCTCCCCATTCTTCTTTGCCTGGGCCTACTCTCAATATACATTTACATTTCACTTGAGGACTATTACTGTTATAGCCATTTCTAAAGATAATTTCTTGTGCTGCTGTTCTGTTTCCTAAATACCAAATTTCATTAGTATTTTTTTGTATATTGTAAGGAAATATTTTTTTTAATCTAGTTGTATAATATGACTTTATTTCTCTGTATTCTTCTTTCTTTTCTCCAGATTTAATCATATCAAACCATTTCTTTTTTATTGGTAGTATTAGCATTGCTTGTCCTCCCTCATGTAGATGTTACTTTTTTCAATTTCCCAATCAAATTCAGAAAAATCACCATCTACAGTTTTAAATCTTCCATACATCAAGTCTACTTCTGTTATTTCTATAAATTCATCATTACCTGTATAATAATTTTGCTTTTTGTAATAAAAAATAGGATATTCTTTTTTGTTTATAATACAATCTACCAATGCATCTAACATTTCTTTTAAAGTTATATGCCTCATTCTCCCAACCTCCTTCCACACATTGGGCAGTAGTTTATATTAAAACTAGGTCTATATATTTTTTTGAATATATTAAACTTCTTTTCATCTCCAAATATATCCAAGTAATTTCCTAAAATCTGAAATTCTGCACTTCCACAAAAATTACTACTTTTTAGTTTTTTCTTTCCTTCACAATATTCACACATTTTTATTTTCTCCTTTTTTGAAATATTTACATTCTTTACAATTCACTCTCCTAGCCTCCTTCTAATCCCAAATTAAATTTGCATAACATTTTTGACATACAGTTATACTATCTTGTCTATCTGCTGTGAATAGTTTTTCTGTTTCTTCTTCAAATTCATAATGCATATTATCTATTCGTACTTGTTTTTTAGGTATTTCTTTTTTACATATTCCACATTTCATTTTTTCTATTTTTCTCCTTCATTTTCTGATAGCTTACTATCATATCTATGTTTTAATTCATGAATTTTTGAATTTATATAGTTCATGTCATCTATTCCGATTTTTAAAAATTCATTAAACAATTGTAGATAACTATAATCTGTAATATCAACGTTTTCCATGTTCTCTAAATAATATTCTTCGTTTTTAATTAAGCTTTCGAGAAATAAATTTTCAAAAATTTTATATCTTTTATTTTCTTCTTTATTAATTTTGTTTAATTCACTAATACATTTCTCTTTGTTATTTATATCTTCAATAAGTGATTTATATTCTTCTGTAGTTATTACTGCATAACCATAATTACTCATTTTTATTTACCTCCTTCTAAAAGTTCTTTTGCTATTTCTTTCACTTTTTGCAAATCATCTGCTATTTTATTTAGCTCATTTATTTTATCTTTGTCTTTTAATTTAAACAGTTCTGGTAAATTTGACATATCGTTTTTTAAATTCCACATTGCACCTTTGGTATTTGCATAAGCTATGTTATTGAAATCTACTACATTATCCAAACCTGCCTTTTGCCACACATAATTGTATGCTTGTCCTAATTCAAATACTAATTGCAACAATAAATCAATTGCTTCTTTCATTTACTTTCTCCTTCTAAAAGTTCTAATATGTCTCCACAAACTAATGCTCTTTCAGTTAAGTAGTCATCGTCTTGTATAGGTTCTGTCTCATATTCAAATCTTTTACAGTATTCTATTACCTTGTATATTTTTTGTATTTTCTTTTTATCTCGCTCTCGCTCTGCTAAGATGTTTTGCATTGCATCTTGTACTTCTTCTAAAACATTATCGGTCAATACAACTGCGTCTTCATATTCGCAAAATTTTTTTAATATTTTTATATCATTTGCGACATTGTCGCTTGTTTTATTACTCATATCCATCCGTAATTCCTCCACTTTCAAATTTATTGCTTGTAGTTCTTGCATATCGATAGAAATTCTATGATACTTTAATCCCCAAAATTGCCTTTTGTCTTTTCTTTTAAAATCTACACTTTTGCAGACTTTATTAAATCTAATGCAAAATCTTTCTTCATAATTCCAAATTTCTTCGCAACTATCTTCATATTCTTTCATGTAACCTATTTCATGTAATAATCTATCCGCTTCACTCATCTAATCACTCCTTTGGCATTTCATATTTCGAAGTGCCAATCCCCTCTGCAATGCCATATTTAAAATTTTCCCAGCATGTGTAAGTTTTTATTATTTCCTCAAATACTTCTTTTGCTCTTTCTTCTGTATCATAATATCCTAATTCAGTAATACAATGTGCAAAATTAGCATTTATTTCAAACCTCGCATCGTCCATTGGCATAATGTCTATAAAGTCAATTGTTTTAAGATTTATTATACTCTTTTTATCTTGACTAACTATTATCATCTTTCTTCCTCTCTTTCTATAACATTTTCAACTTTGTTATTTACTGCATAATCTATACATGCATAACCTACAATAAATCCTATTATGAATGTACAAATAATTATTATTGCTATCTCAAATCTCTTCTCTTGTTTGTATATGTAACTATCGTAGTGTTTCATTTGTGAGCCTCCTTTGCATTTATGGCTTGTCCCATGTATTTTAAAACATTATCTATAGACATCAGTTTTTTATCAATTACTTTATTAGCATATTTTTCTAATGACTCACAATCTTTCATATTAGCAGCTTTGTTTTTATCTGCTTTTTCTATTTTTATTAAAAACCATCTAAATGTTTTTAATACGTTTTCGTTTGGTTCTTCTTGCTCTTGCTCATTTAACCACTTGCTAAATTCCTCTTTTGTATCAAATCCATCTACTGAAATATTTCTTGAAATTTCTATCATATTTCCTCCATTTTTTCTTTGTCACCGATTTTGTCACTATGTTTTAATCTTCTAAATGCTTACAGTTGTATGGCTGTCACCGACGTCACTAACTTTTTGCAAAACTCATTCCTTATATATATATAATAATTAATAATTATATTTATATATAATCTATATACTTATAAGTCAGTGACAGTAAGTGACAATATAGAAAGAGTAAGAATATACATAGTGACAAACCCTGTGACAAGTCAGTTACTAAGTTAGTGACATTTGTTCATTTTTATTCTTTGAATAATATCTTTTTCGCTCATTTCCAATACGTTTTTGTACTCTTTCGTAGCCCAATTTCTTCATTTCCGTTCCAAATCTAGTCATGCTCATATCAGTTTTTAAGCCATTTTCTATTTTCCAACAATTAAATGCTTCATATACTTCATTACAAGTTATATCTTCTATATTTTCATTTTCGTATATATCATAGATAAAATTTAAAACAGGATTATTTTCTCTTAAGTATTCATTCGTTCTTTCTTGAACCTGCTTAGGTATTGTAAACTCTAATCTTTTTAGAACTTCATTTATTGCTTTTATTGATTTATACAAAACATATTCTAGATTTTTTTCATTTTTTAATTTTTCACTTATATATGGGTCATAATTAGGTAGTCCTTTTTTAAAAACTGCATTGAGTGGAATGATTACTAATCTTCTAGATAGACCATCTGTTGTATCGTTCATTCTAGGAATCGTGTTGTAACTTAGAATTGTTTTTGTGTTAATTTTTGTACTAAAACTATTTTGATTTTTAAATTCGATGCTTGTATAGCTTTCTCCAGTAATTCTTTTCATTGCTGAAATATCTTCTAGATAATTACCGCTACAATCGTCTGCGATGTTAGCTAATTTTCCATATAATTCGGATTTTCCGAATCTATTTGTAACAATTTCTTTTAAATCTACATGTGATACGTTTTCTTCTCCTAATAATTTAGTAATCATATTTAACAATGTTGATTTTCCATTTGCTCCATTTCCAACTAAAATAAAGACTTTTTGAAATGGCATTCCTCTATAAAGACAATATCCAATCATTTCATACAATAACTTTACAACTTCATAGTCATGAACTGCTAGATTATCCATAATAGTATCTATATCACTGTTTTTTGTATGCTCATAATAATTTAAGTTTATTTTATTTCTAGTGACAATATCTGGTGTATGACTTCTAAACTCTAATGTCTTTACATTTATCAATCCATTTTTTACACATATTATTTGTTCTGGAGCTTCTTCTTTTTCTTCACATTTGTCCTTAATATAGTCTTTAACCTCTCTTTTTTTGTTTAATGATAAATTAGGTATTAAATTTACTATAATCGTTCCTAGGGCATCCTCGCATGAAATATAGCTACCTTCTTTATACATGTAAAGTCTTTTCTCTATTTTTATGATATTGTATTTTCTAATTAGGTAATCTCCAAATGCATAATGTAAAAATTTATTGTCATCATAATATTGCATTTTATTAAATTTAATTTCTTTTTCTGCTTTTAAATACTCATCTTTATTGAATTTACCTTGAATATGTAATTGTGATACATCTTTGCAACCAAATTTCTTACAACTAATTAATTTGCATTTGTTATTATCAATGTATCTTAAGATTGTGCCGACAAATGTTTCTCCGCCTTGATCCTCTTCATCTTGTATATAAACTGTTTTAAATCTGTCAAATAGATATCTATATTCTTCTCTAAAATTACTAGCTCCGCGGAACGCCTATGGCTTGTACTCCGTAATACCATAAAGTTTGTGCATCCGATTCACCTTCTACTAAAACTATATAATCATCAGTATATTGTTTTAATCTCCACAAACCATATAGTATTGTTTTAGAACCTTTTTTCCATGTAAATCTTTGTGGATTACTCGGATGATTTCTGTATCTTGTTGCCATTGTTTTACCATTTACATCATAGTAAGGTATTAATACATTTTTATTGCCATTTCCTAATCCGCAAAGACGTTAGAAATTCAATTGGCAAATGTTTTTCTCTTGCATATTCTGTCACTGTATAGACAATTGCTTCTATGTCATTAATTTTTTTCCAGGCTTCCTTTGTAGATATATTTTCTACTTTTGCTAGAAAAGTCACTGCATTTCCTCTTTCTTTGCAAGCAAAACAATTATATTGTCCTGTTTGTAAGTCTGCTCCAAACGATGCATTATGGTCATCATGAAAAGGACATAGTCCGTTTATATTTCCATTTTCTACTTTTACATGTTTTAAATATTTTTTGTAAAATTGTTCATAATTCAATTCGTTCACCTGCCTTTTCTTTAGAAATAAGGCACCATAATTGATTAACTATGATGCCTCTTACTTATTAGCCCCAACCTAAATCTTCGGTTTCTGAACTATTTGAATTATCAGCACTACTTTCAAACTTTTGAAGAATCTTAAATGTTTTGTATCCTTTTTTATTTTCTTGATAGTCTAGTTCATATTCATTATTTACTATCTTTTCATATATGTTAAGAATTAAAATATTGTATTTTGCATAACCTTTAAATTCTACATTTTCATCTGTTTGTAAACTTTTTAAAAATTCATTGACAGTATGAATTTGAAAACCTTGTAATACCACTTGATTCATGAATATTAATCTATCTTTTTGTTGTCCATTTATTATTTGAAACCATACTGAAAGCATTGGGTCCTTTTTTTTACTTTGTGTTAATTCTAATTTTGTTATTTTAACTTCATATTTGCCATAAGGAACATCTTCTCCTGTAAAATCTCCTGTTGATGCTTTTTCAACATCTTTCTCTAAATTTTCAATATCTACATCTTTGTCAAATTCTTCCCAATTAATAGCCATTATTTGTTACCTCCTATAAATACTTTTTTAAATTCTTCTACATTTAGAGGAATTTTAGTTTGTTGTAATCCAATTCTATTTCCTCCAAAAACATAATCGTTATATGTAAAATCTAAAAATCTGTTATTATTATCATCTAGAACTACTCTCGCTGTTATATCTACCATTCCTGCTAATTTTTTTGCTATTTTTTCTTGTAAATTTACTGTAAAACTTGTAATACTTGTACCATTTCTTAATTTAACTTCTTCAATCTTGTCATGACTTAAAAGAATAATATTGTAATCGCTATTTATAATTCTTTTCATTGTTGTTAGAAACTCTGTTTTTATCATGTCATAGCCTTTGCCATATCCTGCATCTGATTCATGTTCTATTCCTAACTTGTCATACATATATACTCTACATGCTTCATATACATCTTCAATTAAGTCAATAACAATTGTTTTAAATGTATGTTGTCCTGCTATAATTTCGTCTACTGCTTCTTTAAATACTGTCCATGCAAACTTTATTTCTTTAATTCTTCCATTCATTTTTACTTGGTCACGTATTGCAATAAATGGACTATCTACATATTGAATATTTCCATCTGTGTTTAGTATTAATGGTTCCGGAAATCCACTTGCAAATGTTGTCTTTCCTGACATTGGACTTCCGTATAAATATAATTTTACTTTCTTAGATGTTTGTACATCTCTTTTTTTATTTTCTGGTAACATAATTTATTCCTCCTCAATCATATAATCTATTTTTCCATCTGACTGGCAATATTCTTTATAATCACACCAATCGCATAATTTTGTTTCGTGTTTTTCATAAGTAGTATCTTTCTCTAAAATTTTAATTTCTTCAAAAAACTCTTTTACTTTGTTTTCGTCATATTCAACCTTTTTAAGTTGCAATTTTTGACCTTTTAATGTTTCTTCTAGTCTTTTTCTGAACTTGTAAGTATCTTCGTCTTTTTTTATTCTAATATTTGTTTTAGGTATAAATAAATAGCCTAAATTTCTTACTTTAAATCCCTGTTTTTCTAAATAATACTTATATAAATGGACCTGTTTTGATTTTAGATAATTATCTATGTTGTTAGAATATTTAAAATCCACTACATCTACAGTTCCGTCTTGATTATGTATCATTAAGTCCACATATCCTACATATTCGCTGTTTTTTATTTCATATTCATAGGTAAACTGTGTTCCGTAAATTCTTTAGTTGTTCTCTTACAATTGGTATCCAATATTCTAGTTTCATCATTTCTTCTATGTGCTTGTCTGTTATTCTAGGAAATTGTTGTTTATAATACATAATTGCTACATCTAATCCCTGTTCTATTCCGTAAATGTATAGTTGTTCCGATTATCAAGGCATTATCTGCTTCAAAATCGTCATATACTTTTAGTTTATCTACATATCTATACTTATATTGTCTTGGGCAATTAGAATAAGTTGATACTCTGCTGTAACTATACAATTTTTAGTACCTCCTCTTTAAATTTTTCAAATTCTGATGGTCTTAATATGAAGGCTTGTCCACCTGATTGTTTTATTTTATCTATGTTGTATAACTGCAATGCCGATGGTTTTCCGTATTTCTGTTTTTAGTTCTATTGCTATAAATTTTCCTTTTAAGCATATTATTAGGTCTGGTATTCCTGAACGTTGATAGCCTCCACCCCATATTTTTATGTAATAAATATTGTGTTGTTTTAGAAATTCAATTACTTGCTTTTGAAAATCTTTTTCAAGCATTTAGTCCTCCAATATACTCATTTGTTCGTTTATTTTCTGTACATACACTTCATTAGTTTCTTTATTAATTTTCAATTCGTAGTCATCTCCTAAAATACCTTTATTAGTATTTTTAACTTCTTTTATTTTCTCGCTAATTTGATATTCTAGTTTTGGTTCTATCCAATCTTTAATTAATTTTCCTTTATTGTATTCTCCTCTTTTGCATGCATCTAAATTGATTTTTAGAGAAATTTCTGCTTCTTTATTCTCTGTTGAGCAAACATTCATCAATCTGTTAATAATGATTTCTAGTTGTTCTTTCATTGGTCTTAACAATTCACTATTAAAATCTAATTTTTCCATATATCATCATCCTTTCTAAATAATTCATCTGTATAATCTTTTCGTTGTTTTAATGTTTCTAATATTTTTTCTTCAATACTATCTTTAGTAATTAGGTAATAATAAAAACAAGTATTTTTCTGTCCGTATCCTATGAATACGTTTTTTTGACTGTTCAAACAATTCTGAACTCAATGGTAAGCTGTAATAGATAATTTTATTTGCCTTTTGCAGATTAACACCAGTTGCACCTGCTTGGTATTGAACTAACGTAATACTGTTGTCTCTTTTTTCATAAATCCTTAAGTCTTTCATATCTCCTGACAATATACTGATTGGCTTATCTACAATATCTAATATCTGATTTTTTTCCTCGTTAAAGTTATAAAAAATGATCAATCTATCTGTTGTAGAATCCATAATATCTTTTAGAGCTTGTAATTTATTTTTATTATATTGACTAGCTAATTGCCTTAAATACAATAATCTTGTTAAAGATGTATCTCCAACCAGTGTTTTATCTTCTAAATTAACAATTCTATCTTTCTTGAATTTTTTATATCCTTCTGTATTGTTAACCTGTATAACATTATGCATTTGTTCTGGTAGTTCTATTGCCTCTTCTGTTTTCATGAATACAGCTCCATATTCTGCTAGCCTATGTTTTAAATGTTCTACATTTTTATAACCTATTACCTTTGGTGCTTTAAATCCTCCCATATTTATTAGAATATAGTCTATGTACATATTCCAATATGTTTTTTTAGTTATGTTCCAACCTAGTAATTTGCATTGTGTTAGTAGCTCTTCATACTTGCCTCCGTGTAGGCGTTCCTGAACATAGTATTATGTTTTTAAATTGCAGTTTCATAATAAATTTAGTTCTTATTGCTGTTGTATTTTTAATAAATTGTGATTCATCTAAAATTAAAGTATAGTTTTTTAGTCTTAAAAATTCTTCTTTTCTCCAAATGAGGTCATAATTTATTATGATTACTGTTTTTAATGTCAAACCTTTTGGAATATCATATTTAAAAACTTGATATTCTGGATAATATAATTTAATGTGGTTTTCCCATGTATCTACTACTGATTTAGGACATACAATAATATTTAAGTTTTCATTTAGCTGTTTCATTTTTTCTGATGCCACAAATGTTTTACCGTAGACCGCATATCTAAATATAATGCACATTTATTTTTGTTCTTTATCTTTTCCAGTACTTGCTTTTGATGTTCGTACAGTTCCACGTTTTCCACCTTCTATCTTTAGTAATGTTTCTGCTATCTGGCAATTTAGTTTTGTTAGTTCTGAAATATCTTCTAACTTATATGTATCTGGATCTTCTATGAGTTCAGTTATAGTTTTTGAGTTTCTCTCAAGATATTCCTTGATTTTATCCACTTGACTTCACCTTCTTTATTTTTTCTCGTAATTCTTCTGCATATTTATAATCTGAACTGTCCCAATGGTCTTGCATTTGTAACATAAAATATTTATGTTCTAATTCTTCTAATGTTTCCATTTGACTTCCTTTCAATCTTGTGCTATACTTAAAGCACAAGAGTTAATATTTTAACTAATAAGTTTTGAACTAGATACGTTTCGCAGACAGTCTAGTTCTTATTTTTTTGCTTTTCTAAATCCATAAGTCTTGCTTGTAGTCGTGCATTTGTTTCTTCAAACCATAAATGTATACTTGTACATCTGCTTATCTTTTTACATCTTTGTAATAGATCATGATATTTTTTGTACCAGTTTGGCATCTTCTTCCCTCCTTTACTTTTTAGTTTAATTTGTATATAATATCCTCGAAAGTGAGGTGTTTTTATTATGAATGAAACAGAAGCAACTTCTAATATAATTGTTGCAATGATTAACAATCATTTTATAAGTAGTCCAGAAGATGTTAGCTCTGCATATAAAATTATTTTCGAAGCAATTTCTAATCCTTACAACAGTTAAGTTATTACAATACTTTAGCTATCTCACACATAGTTAGAGTATTTTTTTGTATAGCTTCTTCTATTCCTAAATTAAAAAATTCAGATTTATTTGCTTGTTTTTCTAATATGTCATTTCTCCTATTTAGTCTTTTTATTTCATCTAACAAATAGTCTTTTTTTTCCATCTTCTTTCCTCCTTTCTACATAAAAAATCCAATTGCTATTGCTGTAAAAATTCCTGTTATTGTCATAAATCCTATTGTCTTGCATACTGCTTGTCCCACTTTACAATATATCTTTTGTTCTTTTATCATTTGTTTCATCTCCTTTCTTTATTTTGAATTTCTCAATATCTCTAGAGCAACATCATTAAATGCTTCATATATTTTTTCTTTTTCTTCTTTTGTCTTTGGGAAATATGTATTATCAATTCTTATGATTGTATTTCCTAACTTGTATTCTTCAACTATCATTTTCTAGCCACCTCTTTATTAGTGTATTCACATTGTTTGTCCTTTTTTCCATCTCCTCATCTCCTCTCTTCTCATGGTTGTGCTGTGCTTTACTTTTCTTTTACCTCCGTGTATAATTATGTCGATTGGAGGTGTTATTTTGAATTTTAACGATATTTTAAACGGTACTATTGTTACTTTACTTTCTGCACTTATAATTGCTATTGTTTCTGGAATTTATAAATTATTTAAAAAGAATTTTACAGAAAATACTCGCTTGTTTATGATTAAGCTGAAATTTTATTTATGCTTAATTTTTGTAATATTTGATGCTTATATCTTAGGCCAATATGGATTTCAATATTTTCTGTTGAATTTATTACCTTTATTAGTCATCGTTGCCTGTTGTATCATTGCATTTTATGAAGCATTGAAGTATAACAACAACAATAGCAAATAAATAAGAAACTACAATTCCAATGATTTCTTTATATTCAAATAATATTGGCACTATTATTTGAATATTTTTTATTATGAAAAAAATTAATGAAAACATAAAAATTCTAATAACCCATTTTCTCATCTTTCCCTCCCGTGATTGTGGTATAGTTAACTTGTTGTATTTTGCAACTTTTTGTTTAAAAAAAATTCTGAAAACTCTTCTTTTGTTATTTCCAATTCCTCACTTAATATCATTGCTTCTTCTAAATTCATAGGTGTTTCGTTAGATATTTTCTGTCCTAGAGTATATGGAGAACAAGGGATTTTAGGTGCAATTGATTGAATTGTTTTTCCTTTTTCTACTATTCTTCCCTTTACTTTTGCTGTATTTATCATAATATTCTCCTCCTTTCTTCTTGTTGTATTTTGCAACTTCGATATTATTATACACTATTTTATAATAAAGTCAATAGCATTTTGCAACTTTTTTTATATTTTTTACAATTTATGTTGCAAAAGTTGTAAAATATGTTATAATAAGTATGTTAGGAGATTTTTTTATGGAAAAAATTATATTTGAAGAAGTAGGAAATCGATTAAAGCAGGCTAGAGAAGAAAAACATATTACTTTAGAAGAAGCTGGAGCAAAAGTAGGGGTTCACAAAAGTACAGTTTTGAGATGGGAAAATGGTGAAACTGAAAAAATAAAATTGCCTATTATTGAAGCATTAGCAGATTATTATAATGTTAATCCTGTATGGTTAATGGGGTATGATGTTGACAAATATGTTACTAAAAAAGATATTTTGGGCAACCCAGTTGTCCCAATTCCATTAGTACGGAACGGTAAAAGCAGGATATGATTATTTGGCACAAGAAAATTGGGAAGGCACAATAGATTTAGATAAAAAAGTAGCTGATACTGGAGAATTTTTTGCATTGAGAATAAAAGGCGACAGTATGATACCAGCCTTCTTTGAAGGAGATATTGTTATAATTAGAAAACAAAATTATTGTGAAAATAATCAGTTCGCAGTTGTAATAATAAATGGTGAAGAAGGTACTTTAAAGAAAGTAAAGAAAACTGATGAGGGAATTATTTTACAGCCAATTAATCCAGCTTATGCTCCTGTCATGTATACTAATAAAGAAATAAAAGAAAAGCCTATCGTAATCGCTGGAGTATTTCAAGAATTAAGAAGAACAGAAATGAAGTTTTAAAGGGGATTTTTAATGATGAAAAAAATTATAGATAACGTTATTTTAACGATTTGTTATATTATATGCCTATTTTCTTTTTTTCTACTTATAGAACAATTGCCTATATTTTTAAATAATTTTTTTAACACCACTATTTTTAAAAATTCTCAAGCAATATTCTTTTTTGTTCTCATTTTTTTGTTTTCTTATTCTTTTAATTATTATTACAATAGGATTGAAAAGGAGAAAAATGAACAGAAGGATACTCATCATAAAGAACTTATGGGACTTAATAATTTTTATTTATTAGATTTTAGTAACTTAAAATATATTGCAAATATAAAATTAGAACCAAATTTTAAAATACATCTTACACTTATATCTGATACAGATGAATGGAACATTTATCTGGAATTACAAGATTTTGTAAATCTTAATAGTCAAGAGAATTTAATAAATCTTGATAACTTTATAGAAAATCTATTAATTAAAATAGATTTTGAAATTCCAAAAGTTCTTAATGAATATTGGATGGAAAAATCAATTAAAGAATATTTAGACACTAATTTATAAAAAAAGAATTAGAAAGTGTTTGAGTTTTCGCACAGCACAACCACTTTTCTAATTCCGAACAATCACTATTGAAAGTGACTTCTTTAATATTATACCATTAGAGAAGCCTCATTTTCAATAGTTTGAATTTAAAAATTATTGAAAATTGGAGGTATTTTTATTATGAGTAGAAATATAAATAATAATATGGGACATTTTTGTATATATTTAAGAAAATCAAGGAAAGACTTAGAGGCAGAGCAACAAGGTGCAGGAGAAACTGTATCTAGACACAGAAAAATATTATTAGATTATGCTGAAAAAAATAATATAAACATTAGTAAAGAATATAAAGAAATTGTATCTGGAGAATCTATCGCTTCTAGACCAGTTATGCAAGAATTATTATCTGATGTTGAAAAAGGTATATGGGACGGTGTTTTAGTAGTAGAAGTAGAACGTCTTGCTCGTGGAGATACAATGGATCAAGGACTTGTTTCTCAAACTTTTAAATATTCTAATACTAAAATTATTACTCCTCTAAAAACTTATGACCCTAATAATGAATTTGATGAAGAATATTTTGAGTTTGGCTTATTTATGTCTAGAAGAGAATACAAGACTATTACCAGAAGATTGCACAATGGAAAAATATCTTCTATTAAAGAAGGTAAATTTGTAGCTTCTAAAGCTCCCTATGGTTATGAAAAATACAAGCTAAAAGGACAAAAAGGATATTCAATAAAAATAAATGAAAAAGAGGCTAAAATTATAAAATTGATTTATGAAATGTATTCAAAAGGAACTGGCATAAGAACTATTTCTAAAAAACTTTACGATTTAAACATTAATCCTCAAAATTCAGAATTTTGGGCAACTTCTACAATTACCAATATTTTGACTAATCCAGTGTATATAGGAAAAATTCGTTATGTAGATAAAGAAACCACAAAAAAAATGATAGAAGGCAAAATAACAAGAGTTAAAAATTGTGATGCTGAAACCATTCTTGTTGATGGTATGCATGAAGCAATTATAGATATGCATACTTGGAATGAGGTACAAAATATAAGAAAAAACAATCTTATCTCTTGCAATAAGGTAGACTATTCTTTAAAAAACCCTATGGGAACATTATTAAAATGTGCATTATGTGGTAAAACAATGATAAGAAGAGTTGATAATAGGAATAACGAAGAAAGGGTAATGTGTAAAATTTGCAAGGAAAATGTAAGTTCAAAAATGGATTTAGTGGAAGAAAAATTATTAAAGAGTCTTGTTCGTTTACTAAAGGATTACAAACTTAAATATAAAAAAAATGACAATAGTGACGTTGATTTGGCTTTACAACTTTGTTTAGATAATATTCATTCTTTGGAAAATGAAATTGAAATTACTACTATTCAGTTAAATAACACTTATGACTTTCTTGAACAAGGGATTTATGATAAAGACACCTTTTTAACACGTTCAAATTCATTAAAAGAAAAAATTGCTGAAATTGAAAAGAATATCCAGAAAGCCCAAAATGAAAAAATAGAATTAGAAAAAAATCAAAATAATAAAAAAATTATAATTCCAAAATTAGAAACTGTTATTGATAGTTATACTTGTACTCAAGACATTAATGAAAAGAACAAATTACTTAAGAGTGTACTAAATAAAATTACTTATTTAAAAAAAGAACCAAAAAGCTTAGATGACTTTATTCTAACTATATATCCTAAACTTTTTTAGCCTTTTACGTATATCATTTACGCCTTCATAAACGCCGTGGTAGTCCAGTATGTAGTAGTGGAGGATATCCTTTAATAAGGCAAGGTTCTAGAGGAGCTTATGTTTGCATTGCACAAGATAATTTAAATACTTTGGGCTATAGAACTGGTGGCTTAGATGGTGTTTTTGGTACACAAACTAGAAATGCTGTTTTACAGTATCAGCGTAATGTTGGGCTAGCAGCAGATGGTATTATTGGTTGTAATACTTGGCGTTCTTTACAAGAACGTGTAGTAGGTACCGGCAAAACATCCACTACAATTAATTCTTAGTGGTTTATAAAAATAAAAAAGATATTTTGTAAGTTTGCAAAATATCTCTTTTATTGCTATTTATCACTTTTAGTTAATTGCTTTATAGTTTGAATTGCATTTGGATAAGTATAAAAGCTTCCCACGATACCTATTACTCTATCTGGATATAAACGTGTTGCCTCCTTAATGGCACTAGAAAAATTAGCCATTTTAATCATTTGTTTTGGTTTATATTTTTCACATGCTTTATATAGACTTTGTTTTGTACTATATAAGTTTTGGTCGTTTCCATCCGTAACATAAATAATTGCTTCTCTATCTTGAGCTAA